GTCGACGACGCCGACTCCGGCGACGTCCTCGCGGCGACGGAGTCGATTGATGGGCGAACGACGAAGTCGTTCGCCCCGACGCGAAAAGCAAAAAACACCATCTCGATCAACATCCGAGAGCACTCCCTCGGGAGCCACACGGTCAAGGTCGTCGTAACGGACGGCCAGGGTGGAACCGCTACTCGGACATGGACATTCACCCGAGTCAACTCCGCCCCGACCATTTCCGGCTCGGACACCAACCTCGGAGACAAGAACATCGGCTTCACCTACAACTACACCGTCGACGACGCGGACGGCGACGAAGTCACGGTCGTCGAAAAGCTGAACGACGAGGTTCTTCGCACCGTCAACAATGCCCCCAAGGGCGAGCAGCTCTCCGTCTCTATCACTTCGGAAAAGCTCTACGCCCTGGGTCTCAATACGGTCAACAATCTCGTCATCTCGGCCAGCGACGGCCAGGGCGGCACGACCTACCGACGCCTCACCTTCAAGCGGACGAACTCGGCCCCGGCTATCTCTGGACAGGACGAAGATCTCGGCCAGCAGACGGGCAGCTTCGCCG